TAAAAATATAATTTAATTTATTATTATTATTATTTAATAACTGATTAAAAATACTACCAAAATCTTTTGAATTCTTTATATCTATTTCATTAGTTAATTCTGAAGTTAATTCTGGAGTTATTGCAAAATAACATGTTATTGGTAATTTTGATTTATCTATTTTACTATGAGTTTTGAATATATACTCAAAAATACTTATAGGAATAACGATATCCATATTTTGTTCATATGTATTACCATCGTCATTTATTAGATCTGTTTTAATATTTGATTTCAATCTTATTAAATTGTTGATATCTATGTCATTATTAAATTTAAACTTATATTGTAATTCTTTATTTTCTTTCACATCTTCAAAAGTTAAATACAAAATATCAAATACACTAATACGTTCAATCTGTTTAATTGTTTCTATCTTGAAATTATCTTTATATTTATTGTTTATCAATATTATTTTCCATAACCTATTGATAACACTATTACTGTAGAGAATTGAGATAGGTAAAGATAATTCAGCATTTTCTTTATTCCAACTAGAATTATTTATACCTGTATTAACTATAGATATCAATGCATTCAACGGATCTATTATATAATAATTAAATCGATTTCTACCTACAAAAAATAAATTAATTTTATTACCTTCCATATATATTAACCATATTTTAATTACCAAATCTCACCTTTTTTAAATCCTTTTGCGCATTCAATAAACGAACCATCTTGTTAATTTCTTCTTGTGTGTTTTGAACGGATAGTTTTGCCATCCTGGTTACACCATAACTGTGTGACTTTTTCAATATTTCTTCATCCTCTAATAATTGAACCGATTTATTTTCAATCATTTGGTTCAAATAGTTTTCGTCCGTCACAAAGATTTGATTTCTATATGCAATAATGGATAAAATCAACAACGCCATCATGATAAAATATTTATTGACACTGCGTGTATCGTAACTTATATCATGTAACATTATTTCTACAATACCAATACTAAATGCAACCACCAATGATAAATAGAACTTACCTAAACTATGTCTTATATACATAGGATTACTTGTGGTTACTATACTCACCAAAAAATATTGTATTAAAAATGTGGCGATCACCAAAAAAGCGAGTGTTTGAGAGAATTTCATTTGTTTATCTGTATATGAATGTTTGTTTGATGTATATTATATCTATATATTTTTATGTTGTTCTATATTTCTAAAACCACATAAAATAATCGGTTTTTATTTGTTATTACGTCTTCTTACTGTTCTTCTTTTTGGGTGTTTTCTACCACCTCGAGTAGATGATCTTGAGCGTGTAGAGCGGGATCTAGATCTAGATGATGATGTTTTATTGTAAAATCTTTTTTTTGCCGTTCTATAATCTTCTCCCATAAACGATATGGGTGGAGTACTATCATGTGGTTCAGCTTTTTTGATATGTATAAATTCATGCAATTCTGTCAATGTTTTGTTTTTATTTTTATAATCTAGTTCCGTTGGATTAAAATCGATTACTTCAAAATATTTGAATCCTTTTTTTGCGTTAAATCCACTGAATTTTCCTTCTGTTCCAAATGGGTCTACAATTAATTCTACATCATCAAAAAAATTATAATCGTTCCTTTTTTCGCTATATGTGCCTATATAAACTACTTTATAACGATCAATTTTTCTTGATGTATCTTCCATATAATATTTTTTACCTGGTATTAAATTATATTTTTTATTTACCTCCTTTTTGGGTAATTCTTTATATTCTGCAAATGATATCGGCATGATTTATATTATCCGCATATTTTTTATTTTCTGAATATAAAACATAGTATTAGGATCTATACGATGAACTAGATGATCTATAATATGAACGATTTGATGAACGGGTTGAACGCGTTTTCGACGAGGACGGTTTCAATGATGATATACGTTTTCTGGATGATCTAGAAGATGATAACGACGAGTATATTTTTGACTTATTATTATTGTACTTATCACGAACTTTTCTATAATCTTTTCCAAAAAATGATATATTTGGCGTACTTTCGTGTGGTTCCGCTTTTTTCACGTGTATAAAATCTTCCAACTCTCCCATTGTAATTTTTTTATTTCTAATGTCTGATTTGGTAGGTGTTGGATATACTACTTCGTAATATTTCTCTATATTACCATATGTATTACCAGGCTGTCGGTTATATTTTGAAGGATTTACTAAACATTCGACGTCTTCAAATCTGTAGTTATATGATACTGAATTATCATTATAATATGTAACGGGTTTTACATATCTTCCAACATAAACAGGGTTTGTTTTACTTCTTATATCGCGTATATAATACAATTTACCGGCTTCTAATGCTCTACCTACTGTTGGACCTTTTTTGGGTAATTTTTCAAATTGTTCAATATTGATTATTTTCATTATATATATATATTATTGGTATTTTATATTATTTTTCTATAACCACCTCTTTGGCTATTTTTCGAATAATTTTTTCTTTGTTTTTCACTCCACCTTCCATTGTCTCCATGATGATTTTATTGTATTCATCCGATTTTTTCGATTCTGGATTCATACATTGAGGATATTTCTTTTGATATTCTTCAATCAAATTCATCGCAATCCAAGATTTTCCAGTTCCTGTTGCTTGAAAATGAACTCCTGATTGAAAATCATTCTGAATAGATGTTTCTATCGCACTACTTTGATTGAAACGAAGCATTCTTTGATTGATTGTTTTTTATAGAGAGTTTTATATCAATTTTATTGTTTACCATTTTGTTTTTCTCACATTTATTTTTGGTCCTTGACCTTTCTTTTTTACATTGTTTGGATCATATCTTACTTCCTCTTCATCCGACATATTTTTGGATAATTCCCAAAATTCTTTGCTTCCTAATTTAAAATCATTATGAGAATCTGCTTTATACCAAAATACTTGTTCTTCTAATTTATTCGATTTACTATTATTGTTAATAACCAAACATTCATAATTTTCTGTACATTGATCCATAACTTGACAAAACGATTCGAAAGTTGGAAACATTCCAGCATAATTTTCATAAATTCTTTTTCTATTGGCTATATACGGTTCTCTCAAAATAAACACAAAATCAATATTTGTTCTTAATGTAGGAGGAATACCTAATGGATATTGCATAGTGATAATTAACATTATCTTCCAATGTCTTCCATTCATAAACAATAATCTCATCATTTTGTCTTTTGCCCAAGAATTATCATACAAACAATCATCTAAAATCACAAAGGCTCTTGGATCAATATTGGATTTTTTAAATGTTTCCACTTCTTTTTGAATTTGTTTTAAAACTTGTCTTTGCCTTTTTAATATATTCTCAATTATAGCCGTATTATATTCATTATGAATAAATAATTTAGGAATTAATTTTCCATAAAAACCATTTCCTTCTTCTGTTCCTGCTACGACTGTTCCTAAGGGTAAATCTTGATGATAATACAATAAATCTTTTACCAAAAAAGATTTTCCTGTATCTCTTCTACCTACCAAAACTACCACTGGACCTTTTGTTTCATGAATTTTAAAACTGATGTTTTTCATATCAAATTTTTTTAATTCTAAAGTCATATATAAAATATACTTCTTATAATTCTTTTTTTAACGAATTTTAATAAGTTTAAAAATTTATTTATTTATGTAATTCTCTATTTAATGACAAATATTATTCACTACAATAAGAAAAAAAAACAAATCTTTGTTTACTCAATTAGAAAAATCTTCTTTAAAAATTTCTCAATTACAAACTTATTACCCAATTTATTCAGAATTTTTAGCATTAAATTCCAC